CAATATAGACACCTACCTCAATCATACCATTTTCATCTAGCCAAGGGCTTGCGTCAATTTCAATCATGTTCGTTTTCATTTTCAATCGTTCTCCTTAAAGTATATGCAGGATATTCACCTGATTCTTCTAACAATAAAGTTTCTTCCCAAACTAATTCATCACCCTCACTCCAACCTACTTCAACTAATAGTTCATCAGGGATAGGTAGAATCAGTTCTCCAGTTTTTGGGTCCTCTTCAAGACTAACTATGTATTTACTCATTCTTAAAACCTCTCGTATCCTAAGTGTTCACCTTTATCAAAAGCGTAACCAATCGCTTTCATAAATTGTTCTAAAACTTCAACCATATCATCTCGACTCAAATCTTTTTCCATAACCTCAATCGTAATACAAGTATTCACTGATGTGTCATGCTCGTATGGATTACAAGTTAATGTAATATACGGTTTATCTAGTGCTGGTTTATCCTTCATCCGCCACACTCTCCGCCTCAATCGCATCACGCAGAACTTTATTGAATCCGACTTCTATTAACCACACTCGTGCTTCTTCGTCGAGTTCCAACTCTACTTTGCGCGTTTCCTCATCAACTGAAACCACTTCAATTTTCATCACTCACCCTCGATCCAAAATGTTGTTTCAACTGAACTGAAGCGTGGTGATAATAATTGTGATCGCCGTTTACTTTTTCGTGCATTTCCATCAACTTATAGCAAGACTCCTGCACAATCAACTCGGCGACTTGGTGTAGACGGCTTAGTTCAGTTTCGGTAAACATATAATCTTTACCGTATACTTCTTGGAAGATTTCTAAACGATTCATCACTCGTCCTCCAACGGTTCAAAACTTTCATCGATGTATTTCATATTGTACTGTGACGGATAGTGTTTCAACAATCGACTTGCTTCTTCACGCACTGCTTTGGGAATACGGGGATATTTCTTGGGGTTACGCAGATCCATTAAAAATCGTTCCACTCGTAATACTGCTTGTGTTCTTTCACTTGGTAATGTCATCTGCCCACCTAATCTTTTTTCCATACTGTGCTTCAAATAGCATAATCAAGGATTCATATGACACAACCTTCTCGCCACTCAATTTATCCAAAAAATCACTCAATGCATTCCAGTCCTCACCATGCATGGGTGACAAACTGTACTCGTCCCAACCGTTCCAATACTTTTCTGGATCTAAACCACGAATATCAATACGACCACAAGCATATTCTGTAGTGATCTCATCATATGTCCAAGTGTCGCCCGCTTTTAAATCACCAAATCTCTGATCCTCTTCTAACACTTTGGACACTTTGCGAGTCAGTCCTCGGTCACTGTACCACTTTATGTTGACTGGACCCATCCAGTTAGTGCTGTAAGTTACCACTCAACCTCCATCCAATCTGTGTCTTCGGGCATCAGTTCAACTGCGTCGCCAAACTGCTCTTTGAGCTTGTTATAGATACCGGCATTACTCATGCGTAGACGATAACGGTCTTTCCAAACTTTGTATACACTTCCGCTGTAACCATAAAAACTGTAATACGTTTCGTGGTCTTCTACACGAGTAATGCCACTGTTCATTCGCCATGAATCGCCATCAAGATAACCACCACTCCAGCCAGCAAGCACTTTGTATAGTGTCTTGCCTTCGTGGTTAATCTTCAGTACGACCCAATTGTCTGGTAGATATTCACTCATCACTCTACCTCGACAAACAAACCTTCTGCACCACAATCCATGATTCGTTTCACAGTCAAAGGTTCTTGTTTAGTGCCTTCGTGGATCTCGTCCCAGTAGATTTTACTTCCGACAGCGACATAAGGTCCACCGCTTGGATCGAACATACCAAGGTCGTTATGGTCGATTCCTTCTTGACCTTCTTTACCGCCGAAACGCATATACTTCATATCTTCTTCTGACATATTAAAGCGATAAAGATCATCACCATACTTGACATAATTGTATTCCACACCATGTCTATTTTTCATCACTAACCATTTCCTCTTGTAGTTGATTTGGTAGGACTGGGTGGAATTGAACCACCGGCTGCCCGCTTATAAGACGGGAGCTCTAACCACTGAGCTACAGTCCTATATTTGGCGCGCCCACCAGGACTCGAACCTGGAACCTACAGCTTAGAAGGCTGTTGCTCTATCCAATTGAGCTATGAGCGCAAAACTTTTTAAGTGTCTGGACCTGCGTATTCTTTACGAAATCCAGACTCAGTATACTCACCTCGATCAAGCTTTTTATTTGCAATGCACTCTTCAAAAGTATCCCAGAGTCGATCAAATCGTAATGAATATAATTCTTTTAGTCCAAACAGCTTATTAATTAAATCATCAGATATATCAGCTGGCATATGAGCATATTTTGGACTGTCAGCAAAATAGCATGCTATCATATCGATATCTTCGACAATATTCCATACATTCATAATTTCTTGTTCTAAGTCAAATCGGTCTTTCATTTTTTTCTCCTATTGGTACCCGAGGCCGGACTTGAACCGGCATGACCTTTATGGTCGAGGGATTTTAAGTCCCTTGTGTCTACCAATTCCACCACTCGGGCTAAACACTTATCACGCTGCGTGAATCAATGGGAAGGTATACCTTACTTCTTTAAAATCTTGCACAGAGCGTGAGGGTAACATTCCTTATATAGCTTCTCTTCTAGGGCGTATGCCTGTTTTTCCCAAGGTTGATGATCGTATTGGCAATTTTCATAGTTACGCTTCTTCCATCGAAAGCCATCTAGCTCACCACGTAAAAACTGTTTGCAATGAACCATTTCATGAGCCAGAGCAATCATTTGCTCTTCCCAAGAGGCAGTACGATTGATTTCGATATCAACCCAGTCAGTATCGCCCCAACACAGGCCCATGACTCCTTCTTCCATCTTTTTGCGAAAGCTGATCTCAAAAGCTCGTTTATGGAAACGATGGATATCGAGAGCTTTCGCGAGATTCATCACGTATAGACCGACGATGGTCTTTTGCTTGATGTTTGATCGAATTGCGAATGGTGTCATTGATTAATCATCCTCATTTAATGTATACATTCTATCATAGCTAGACGCTATTGTAAACGATTTTTTTAGAATATTTTGTTATATTGATAGAACTAAAAGTTATAAGAACTAGAAATGCTCTTCTGAATCATCGCCCTTGTTATCTAATCTATCTTCGACATCCAGTGAATCGTCCCAACCAAAATCGTATTTAATAACCGGCAATGTAAGCCATGTCACAATTATTACTGTAGCAAATAATAAAAATAAAAATATTTCCATATTAATATGGTGCCGGATGCAAGAATCGAACTCGCGACCTTCTCATTACAAGTGAGCTGCTCTACCTGCTGAGCTAATCCGGCACTCCTTACTTAATTTTCGAAAAGTTCTTATCCTTGAAGAACTCTATCTTTGACCTAAATTTATTTTCCAGTACATCACCTTTATGTGATATAATGAAAACGTTGCTTCCATCATCTAGTGTATCTAGAATCTTTGTTAGATTATCTATACCTTCAAAATCAAGACTTGAATCAAATGTTTCATCTAATACTAAAAGATTTGTAGCAGCTGAATTCTTCATTTTTGCTATTTGTCTCCAAGTAAAGAGAAGTGCCAAATCGATTCTTTGTTTTTCGCCTTCAGAAAACGAAGCATAGTTAAATGAATCTCTATGTCTGGATCTAATTGTTTCACTAAAGTTTTCGTCTAAATGAAAGGCTACAAAGAAGTCTAGTATTTGCAAATAGTTATTAATAAGTCTATTCATTACTGGAAGATACTGTTTAATGACTTTAGTCTTAATACCAGTATCTTTAAGCATTTCACCTATAACTTCGTTGTAAGTTCTTTCTTCTACAAACTCAAGCTTACGTTCAGTCGACTTATCTTTGCTCTTCATAAGAGAAGTAAGCTCTTTCTTAGCTTGAGATACGTCACCTGTTTGGCTTTGTAGACCATCAATCTCTTTTTGAACCTTACCTATTTCCTTTTGTAGGAGAGCAATAGAATCATTATTACTGTTTATACGTTGCTGTTTCTGTCGTAGTTTATTGAGGTTACCCGAAACATCTGTTTGTTCGACTCTGAGATCTCCAATGTTTCTCTGTAAATCCTCTTTTGCTGTTTGGACTTCTTTAGCTTTTCGTCGAATTCCATCAATCTTTTCTGATTTTTTCGATTCTTCAATTTGCTGGTCGCACGTCGGACATTGATCGTTCTGCTCATAGAACTTGCTTTCCTCTACTAGTTCTTTTATTTTATTATTAAATTGAGTATCATATGACTCGAGTTGAGATATTTTTTTAACCATTTGGCTTTGATGCTTTTCTTCAGCCGAAATAGATGCTTGAAGATTTTTACCAAGTGCTTTGCTTTCTTCAAATAGTTTGTTAATCTCTTCTTTATGTACTTCGATACTTGCTCTCTTTTTATCTATCTGATCAGCATTAAGAGATTGTAAGTCTTTAATGTACTTATTTTGAGAATCGATTTTAGTCTTTACGAGTTCTATTTGATGATTAACATCATTAAGCTCATCTTTGATTTTAGCATTTCGTTCTTTTAAAAGAATATTCATCTTAGAAAAGATATTAATGTCTAATAAATCTTCGATTACTTGACGTCTAGACCAAACAGGCAATTGCATAAATGGAATAAACGAAGAAGAGCCTAAGACTACTACTTGGTGAAATGACTTATGATTCAGTTTTAGAATATTCTGCTCGAGCATCTTTTGATAGTCTCTTGCATTCGAAGACTGATTAATCAAATTACCATTCTGCCAAATTTCGAACTTACCAGGCTTAATACCTCTGACAACTTTAAAGTCTGAAGTACCAATTGTAAATTCTACTTCTACTATCGTACCCTTTTTATTGATACTATTAATCATTTGATCTTTTTTAATATCTCTATGTGGTTTACCAAAGAGACCAAATGATAGCGCATCAAGTAAGGTAGATTTACCAGCACCATTCTGGCCAACAATCAGAGTTGATGGAGATTTATCCAGCTGGATTTTTATCGGATCTGCGCCTGTGGATAGAAAATTCTTCCACTCGCAGGATTTAAAATGTATCATACTACTTCCAAATTTTGAGCTTCTGTATAAAGCTTTCTCAATTCAGTTTTCAAATGATCTTTATCTAGATCAGTATCTACTGCTTCAACATAAGAGTCCAGAAGTGTAGTAGTATCTTCAAGGGATATTTTCTCGTCTTCTACGCTTTCTCCCAGATACTCTTCGAACGATTCTGCAATCTTAAGTTCATAAGTTTCAATGTTTTGTAATCTATCCACAAACTTATCAAACATGTATAGATCGTTTTTATTTATAACGATAAGCTTAATAAATTTCTTTTCGTATTGGCTTACATCAATTTTGTCATAATCGGTTTTACTATCATCGTAGATTACTTTCTTAAACATAGTAATCGGATTACGAACTGCTTCGATCTCTCTTGTTTCAGTATCAAGTACATGAAAGTATTTTGGATCGTCTACGTCTGCCCAAGTAAATTCCATTTGCGAACCAAGATAGGTAACATTGCCTTGACTTGATTTTGTATGAAAATGACCTGATAGAACCATTTCAAATCTAGAAAAAATGTCTGCATTCATACCATGTGGATTAGGCATACCAGCCATCATATCAAAACCTTTAAGTTCTAAGTGTGCGCCTAAAATTGGAGCTCCACAGTTTTGAGCAAAGTCAACGTATTCTTTATAGTTTGCATTGTTTATCCAAGGTATTACTGCAACTCCAAGACCATCATAGTCTAATACAGTAGGCTTCATGCATATGTTTACATTAGAGGTAAAGTAACCCAGCAATTCTTTAAGGCTACACAGTTCGTTTGTATTTTTAAAATAGACGTCATGGTTTCCGGGGATAATATCCATAGTAATGCCGGCGTCACGCATAGGCTCAAGAAAATGCTTGCGATTAGCATTAAGCGCTTTAAAGTTGACGAACTTTCTGTGTTCATAATAGTCTCCTAAATGTAGAATATTTTTGATGTTGTTTTCTTTAAGATAGGGAAAGAAGACTTCGTTATAAAATCTTTCTTGATATTGTAAAAAGATATCAGATGAGTTTCTTACGCCGCAGTGTGTATCATTTAGTATTGCAACTTTCAATCTGCATACCTCCCGTGGTTAATTAAGTGGTGTAGTCTATGGCTGTGAATAGCCCATAAAAGTTTGATTAATGATGTCTCAGAATAGACACCTGCTTTACATTCATATTTCCACATAATTAATTCATGAACAGTTCTAATTTCTCTGCATCCTTTTCTTTCTTTGCAAATTCTTTAATTGCAGTATCTTTAGTACGTACAACGCTAATTCTTTCTCTTAAAGTATCTACATAAGAAGCAGTTTGAGTTGCGTGTTCTCCATCCATACCCATTTGAATAAAGTCATCGATACCCATTTTTTCGATAAATCTAAACTTAATATCTTGCTGCTTTTTCTCTTTTGTAATTCTACGAATAAACGCAAAATAACAGATTTGTGTAAAGTAACTAAATGCATTTGGCTTACCAGTTCTTGTAGCAGCCTCAATGTTATAGTTACTAATTGCTTTAAGACAATTTTCTACTGCGTCCATTACCATTTCTTCTCTATAAGTGTACCTCACGAAGTTCGGTCTGTGAGACAGTCCTTCGGCAATCTTAAGAAAACAAGATGCAATGTAATCAGTAACAATTGGATTTTGTTGATTATTTTCTTTTGCTTCTTTTACTTGACCTGCATAGTCATATACAGCTTGAGAAAATTCTTTGTTATTTACGTAATGTGCTTTTTTTGAGTTGTCCATTTTTCCTCCATAATACATCTATTATAACATAGTTTCAATCAAATGTAAACGATTAATTTATTTTAAGTTTTTTCACCAAAACCGTTTACACATTCACATTTATATGATATAATAATATAGTCATCCGGGGAGGATAGAGGTACTACTAATGTATAGTGTAGTCTGTATCTTCAAGTGGTACGGATTCAGTATCTTCATATTCATCATATAGCTGTCGTTCTAAATCGGAATTGTCCTCAGGCGATGCAATATGAGCTTCGCTCATTCTTAAAGCAAACTGTACATAGTTATACTTTACTGTATCAGCAACTGGAACATTCTGTACGATATGTTCTTTTTCTATTTTGAAAGATTTAGTCTCAGAGAATGGAAACCAAGGAGTAAAGCTCCAAGTTCCGATCATACTTTTTTCTATAAGTACTGGTCTTTCTATAATATAGTTAGTATCGTTTTTAACTGAAACAAGACCAACTACACTTTCGCCATTCGTAAGCTTAAAATGTCTGATATCTAATTCTTCCATTTATATATTTATATCCCAAAGTTTATAATTAAAACGCTCTCTAGAATATATTTTAATTCTCTCAGCGGCATGATTAAGCGTATAGTTTTTTTGAGATTTCCAATGTAAATCATCAACGATATCGTATACCTTAGTATCTATACCATCTCCGCTTTTTCGAAGACCACGCCCGATCGATTGCAAGACTCTGATTTGGCTCTTCGATGGACTAGCAAAGATAATATTGTGAAGCCGCTTAATATTAATACCAGTGCTAAAAGTTCCAATGGAAGCAACAATAATGGCATTACTTTCTTTTTCAGTAATTGCACGAATCTCTTCACGTGTATCAACATCTGTTTCTCCTGAGACATAGAATAATTTTCGATTTTCTGTCACTTTAGTCTTTAAAAGATCATGTAACGGTTTACCATGTTTTTCTACAAACTGAAAAAGCACTAAGGTATTTCCCTTTTGATCTAATGCTAAATTAGAAATAAATTTGTTTCGAGCTTCATATCGAACAATGAAATCTATTTCTTCTTGATATTTCTTTTTAATTACTTCTTTACAAATCTCATCTTTATACTTAAGAATTAATACATCGATATTTAATTGAGATAAGTCATTCTGATCCATTAACTCTTTTGTAGTAATTACTTTATGTACTGGACCAAATAATCCTTCTAATACGAGCTGATGAGTTTGTGTACCATCTAATGTTCCTGTAGTACCGATTCTATAATTTGCTTCAGTACATTTTTCTAATATAGAAGTAAGAGACTTCGCTTTAAAAGTATGCGCCTCATCTCCAATAACCATACCATAGTCTAAGAACCAATTCCCTGGGAGCTTAAATATAGACTGCCACGTAGTAATTATAACTCTCTTTTCTACACCAAATTTTTCTCGCCCAGAATATATTTTATGGCATTCTTCTTCAGCATAAAATGTAGAATCAGTGGCAGAATAGTCAGCAAAGTCAGAATACATTTGCTCTACAAGCGAAGTTGTAGGTACAATAATCAAAACCTTATTCATGCTATACTGTAAATGATATCTCACTGCTAAATATATCATTAAACTCTTACCAGAAGCAGTAGGTGATAACATAAGGGCCCTTTGCTCAGAAAGCATCACCGAGAGTGCATCAAGTTGGTATTGCCTAGGGGTTATCTCCCCTCCGTTCACAGAGAGTGAAATACTCCCAAGTAGGCCATTTATGTCAGGGCTGAGGGCGGATTCTAGTGTACCATAGCGAGGTGAATCTTCATAAATTATGCTATAATCTCTACTCTCACAAAACTCACGTAAATATTTTATAAGTCCGCAGTATAAAGTTTTCTTTCTTGTATCAAATAAGCGTATTTTTCCATCCCACATACGATTTTTATATGCAGGCATAAACTTATAGCCAGGTACGTAAAAACAAAAGTGTTCTGATAGTTCCATCTCAATGCCTGGATCGCATTCGATGGTTACAAAAACTTCATTCTTTTTTCTAAGAATAAGAGTATCCATTAGACTCCGCTAGTAAACTTTCTCCACTCGATCATATTTTTAATGGTTTGATGTCTCCATTTAATATTATCTATAATCTCTTTTAGAGTATCTACTACTTCTTTAAGGTACTCGATTTTAGTTTGTTGTTGTTGAATTAAAGGATCAGCGTCGTAATAGTAATCCATATCGCCTTTCAGAACAGTAAGTCCGTTCAATGGATCGTAATCCCATCCTTTTTCGTCCAATTCTTCCTTACTCATCTTGCCATTATAATGCAACCATTTGTCTTTAAGAAGCACTTTAAAATCAAGCTCAGCTTTTTTAAGCTTTATACGATGTATAGACATTAGTTCTAAGTATTTTGAATGGAGTTTAGCAGAATTACGAGAGCTCTCATCGAGGTTCATCTCATCGATGATCGAGTCCTTTTTCCACATATCTAAGATTTCTTGCAAATTATTCATAATGATATTATACCACAAAAAGATGTAAATGTAAACAGTTAATTAAACAAACTCAAAGTTTGTGTAAGCAAACGATATATCACATTGTACCATTTCTACGTCAGTAGCTTGAGTATTAAATTCAACTGGAGCTATATTAGTAGGAAACATACTATTGAACTTTATTTCTTTTGATACATTATTATGCGAATTAAGAACAAGTAATGTACCATCTTCTTTAAGATCTTCAGGTCTATCTGACTGCATGATATTATGCATCCAATCGAATGTTTCTATATAGTTATCAAAGTCTTCATTTACCGCAATACGAACAGTAAGATCTTCAAATACAATACGATCTCCTGTAAAAGCAAGATTAGTTCCTTTATATGGAGTATCTACTGCAGGAAGAGAAAACCCAGGTAAAGTAACACCAACACAGAAATATTCTAAGTTAGCGTACCTATTACTATTAATTTTTAACTGAAAGCCTATTGGGCTTAAAAAGTTTTTGTTTGTAGTTAACGTTGCCATACATCTATTTATACAAAAAGAAAAGGGAGCCGAAGCTCCCTTTAATTAGAATCATTAACTAATTCTTAAAGAATGTTGTTAACTTTAAAGATTCTGAAGTACTGGTTCTGTCTGTTAGTACCAGCATCGTTACCAGCATTTGTACCCACAAACGGGTTAGCAATCATGCCATAACGAGTCTTGAAGCCCATTCTAGGTTGGAAGTCATTCTCACCCACGGCTTTAACCATTGTTAAAGGAACGTAAGGGCAGTAGAACATACCAGCGTCGTACGGGTTAGCACCTCTATAACCAACACATGCAAAGTCTTCAGTTGAATATGGATCAACATAAACTTTCATTCTGCCGTTAAGAACACCAGCAAATGTATTACCAGTATCATCAACGTTAAGGTTAGTAGCGAGTGCAGGTGTGTAGTCTAACATACCAGCAGCTGCAAGAGCAGAAGCAACATCAGAAGATACAACAACAAAGTTACCTTTTCCTCTTCTTGTTTCTTTTGCAATTACGTTTGCTTCTCTTTCGAGTTGCATGATAAGACCTTTGTATCTTTCAACAGACCATCTGCCATCAGAATCAGCATTTAGATCAAAAATACCTTTTGTTGTAAGATCAGATTGTTG